TTGTAGTTTTGGCATCAACAAGCCTTGTGATGCTGAACTTTGATCGTTTGCTAAAGGTACTGTAAATTTTGATAAAGTTGATATTGCCATCTGTTTCTCCTATTTATTCAAAATTAGTTCCCTAACTTTGCAATTTCTCCTGTGTTTTTAATTCTCAACGGTATGTAAATGAACTCAACCGATTTAATCGGCTCAATTGCTATATCCACATACAATTCGTTTCTGTCGATCCTCGTAGGTGTGTTGTTTGTGTCATCACAAACTACTAGGAAGTCAAACAATGCTCTTTGACCAACAAGTTCTAACAAGAATGATTCAATTGCTTGTTTGATTTCATTTCTTGTTAATTCGTCATTAGGTTCAAAGATAAACGGTTTAGCAATTGAATCAAGTTGTGATCTTAAGAACACTGCTAATCTTGAAACGTTTATTCTGTCTAAGGCCGAACTTGCAGTAGTTTTTGTTAAATTACCAAAGTTAACTATCCCTGCTCCTGCAAAGAAAGTAATTGGATTTATTTTTACTTCGTGCATTGAATCTCTCACTGACTCCGTAACAGATATTGCTTCGAATTCTCCAGTGGATGCATCTATATGTCCAACCGATGTTGCATTATCAACAACTCCACGTCTTGTGCCTGCTGGTGCAAACCATGGGAAAGCAATGTTGTCATTGTTTGCTAAAGTTCTCAGCATCATGTGTGATGGTGGAACAACAATTTGCTTACCGCCATTGTCTGTAGTTAGACCAGATGGATAAAACACCGCTAAGTGATCATTTGAACTCACTAGGCCGTCCTCACCGTTATCCAGTGCTCCGGCTGTGTTGTTCGCATAATTTTGAATTGCCGTTGATGTGCCTTCTAGTCTTAAAGGTGTATCTCCAACAATAAACGATGTGTTGTTTCTATCTGTGTTTAAGTTAATCATGTTTGCGATCAGTTCTGGATAACCAGGCACTGCAATCACGTTGTAGCCTCTTTGGTCTTCTCTGATTGCTTGGTTAGTGTCGATCTCTGATTTCAATTGTTGGACGATCACTTTTCTCTGTGATTTTCTTCCAAAACAACCTGAACCATCTGCGTTGTTAGCCGATTTTGTTACCCATCTGTCTGGGAAGTAAGTAGCAACTGATTCGTTGCTTTTTCTCACGTTACCTAAACCTGCTGATCCGCTTCCTGGATATTTTGTAGTTGTGATGTAATTGTTTTTGTACTCTTTAACATTGTAACCACTTCTCCTTGTATTCCATAGCAAGATACCCTGTGGGAAGTTTGCAGGATCTGGCGCATCAGGATCTAAGAAATCATCACTTAAAAGATCTTTGATTGAGCTGAATGTACCAGCACCGCCTGTTGATGAGGAATCAGCCTTTTCTGCATCTGTATGCAATCTTGCATCAGCAAATACGATTCCGTCTTCAGTAGTTTGATCTGTTTTATCAAGCAGTTCAAATGCCGCACCTGACGTAGTCACTGACACTCCGTTGGATGTGTTAGTTGAAGTTATCGTCGCCGCAGTGTTATATCTGTAGATTTTTGGATAATTTTCTAAGTCACTAGTGTCAATCCATAAGTCATTATTAACAAGTGCTGTACCATCTGACTGTGTAGTTGGTTCTGTTGCACTGAACTGTGGACCATTTGGATCTGTGTCAGAGTATACTTGTAAGTATCCTTTGAAAGTTGTTCCATTGTGCACCATTATGTCTGCTTCGTCTATTGAAGTGTCATACCATAATGTGCCATCTGCTGGCTCCTGTGTAGGAGAACTTGTCGAAGCAGTGTAACTCAATCTCTTCCAGTTACTTGCTAAGATACCTGTGTTAACACTTGAGTCAAGGCTTTCACCTGTCGGTAAGTCATACAAGTTGTCAACTAAAGTTGAGCTGTTCGCTGTGAATGTTCCATAAGAGTGTGCCGATGTTGCACTGAAACCTGCGTCTGCTAGTGGAGTTCCTGTTCTGTCAAACATCCTGAACTCACCACCTAATTTGTGTGTCATAGTGATAAAGCCGTCAGTTGTCTTACTTGCACTTACGTTAACTAAACCTGCACCGTTAACTGCCGCAATAAAGTCGTCCACACCAGTACCACCTAGTGTAACTGTGACCGCACTGTTAAGTGCTTCTTGATTCTTTATTGACTCTTTAATCTCAAAAGTTTCTGAACTTGTGAAAGTTGGCGAGGCTGTCTTACTTGTAATAGTTGTAACTCCGCCCTCATATCTAAAGAATTGGAAGTCTGCAACGTTTCCAGTTGAGTCTACGCCACCTAAATCGTCGGCTGTGATACTTTCTTCAGTTACGTTGAACTGTGCATATAAGTCTCCCACGCTTAAACCTGTTCCTCCATTTGCTGGATCTAGTTTAAAGATTGCTTGGTGGTGGTTAGCATGAAGTGGACTTGCAACTTGCGAGAAACTACCAGCAGAAGAGCTGTAAAGTTTTGCAATTAGGTTAGCACCTGAGTTTGCACTTGTAGTCTTAAACCAAACTGAACCATTTGGTCTGTCCTCGCTTGATGATGCACTGTCCCAAGTTGGTCTTGAAGTATGTGCCGCCTGTAAGAATTTTACACCATTTTTTACACCTGCTGTAATTCCTAGATCTGCTAAGCCAGTGCCTGAGTTTGCTTCAAATCTAATTGTGTTGGAACCACCTGTGGAGTCACCTAAAAACTTACCGTTGTGGAAGATTTCTAAGTTACCTGTTGTGCTGTTTACACTTGCTGAAACGTTTGTGACGTTCGATCCAATTGCTGTTGCAACATCTGATAATGCCGTACCACCAAAAGTGATTTCAATACCATTCATTGTGATCTTATGACCACTTGTTACTGTTGTTCCTGAAGCAACTGATACCACCGGAAGTGATGTGTGCCAATCTGTTGATCCAACATGCACCCAAGTATTACTTGCTGTTTTCTTGTAGATCTTGTTTGTAACGTGTGTTGTGTTAATTGCGTAATCACCTATTACACCGATTGAAGTTTTTGGTATACCAGTAGATACCCCACCTACTAAATCAGTAACAGATGTGATCAATGTTGGAGTAATTGCTGTGAATTCTTGATTAGTTTGTGACCACTCAAATAAACCATAACTGCTTGATGCAAGGTCAAACCAGTATGTTCCATCTGCCGGTCTTGCCGATGGTGCCGATGCACTTCCAACTAGTTCCGCTGTGTCGATGTTTGCTCTAAGCACGAATGCTCTGTTGGCAACTCCTAAGAAACTGTACGCCGCTTGTAGTCCATATTCGTTCAATTCATATCCGTGTAGTGGATTGCCTGATGCGTCTGTATAAAATTTCGGATCTCCGAAAGTTTCTGTTAATTCTCTTTGTGACGAGATCAAATATGCAGTGTTGGCGTTTGCAGTTTGTGTACCTGCCGCTGTGCCGTCGCCTGCACCATTTTGCTTGTCCTTTGATGATGCTACTATGAATAGTGGTGTTGTACCAGCATCTGATGGTACGTAGAAACTTTCATTTATTACTGAAACCTCTACTCCTGGTGATGTCAAATTTGCCATTTTACGTGTTCTCCTTGCAAGTTATCCGTATACTAGAGTTATTTATTCAATCGTACGGTTTTTACGAAAGAATTTACCGTTTTTGTGGTGCCTATATAGGCAACGTAAATACACACATGCAGTACAAATACAGACCCTTGTGTAAGGAATGTAAGACCAAGCCTAGAGCATATGCTTACAAGAGATATGGCCGGGTGTATTGGCGTAGTCTATGCGACACCTGTATCAGGAAGAAAGCCGGCAAGCGGGTTGGGGGTGTGACAGCGTTACAGAGATCCGGATACAAGAAAAAAAGAAAATGTGAAACGTGCGGATTTAAGGCTCAGAGTCAAAGTCAACTTGATGTGTTTTTCGTGGACGGTGATCTGAGGAACACTGTTGCTACTAATCTAAAAACTGTTTGCGCCAATTGCCAAAGGTTGCAAGGGATCAGACGGCTTGGATGGAGAATGGGTGATCTTGTTGCTGACGATTAAGTCATCTATTTTTTGATATAATTCATGCTTGTGACCATTGTTTTCGATGACGAAATCAAATTCTTCTTTAGCCCATGCATATTCTGAAGAATGCACACCTTTTGGCTCTATGTTCCCTTCTACATAATTAACAAACCACTCTGGATCCTGTCCTCTTTTTACACGGATAATTTTGCCACCCTGTGCCCTTATCTGCGTGACCTCGTTTGGGAATCTCACATCTGCTATCACAGTGTTTTGTCCTTTATACCTACCCATACAACTGTCGACCCATATTCCATCGTACATTTGCCCACGCATGACTTCAGTTCCAAAGTATTGCAAGACCCATCGAGGTGTGATTGGTTTGCCAAACTTTTCACTCCAAAATTTGTCCGGTTGTTCACGCCAATATCTGCTTGATTCTGAGTCTCCCTCGAGCATAGCTCTATCCCAGTTGAACATAGATGCAACAGCATCTTTCAAACTTTTTGCAAAACTGTCTTTTTGATATCCGTGTTTTTCTACAAGTCTGTCAGAGACAGTGCCCTTACCAGAACCTATCAAACCTACTATACCTACAAGCATAGTGTTTATTATACTATTTTTTTAGACGTTTTTCAATCTCTTTTATTGCTTCTGCAACAGAATGCAATATCTGATTCCTGAGGCTTTTTTTCTTTTCTTTGAGTGCTTTTATGCTTAAATTTTCTAATTCAACGACCACTTCTTCCAGTTCGTCCAGTGTGAGATCAGAGTAATTTTTATAGTTGGAATCATTCATGTGTGCGTATTTAAATTTGGATTATTGGTTATTAACCAATAACAAAACTGTGTGGTGTGCCACCTTCTGAGTAGTTACCAATCTCTGCTTCAAGGCGCTCCATCTCTTGCATACCCTGTTGTTTCAGTTCCGAACCGTTGAGTGTTGTGCCGCCCTGTGGCCCTGCAATCTGTTGAAACTTGCCTCTTGCCTCTCCAATCATTACTTTGGATACCGCGAGTGTGTAGTCTCTGATCCACGGCTTGGAATAGATGTCTTTGAACAGTGTAATGTCTGGTCTGAAATTATCTGTGTGCATCAGCACTGTCTCGTTGTCTGCTCTCGGCCTTTGAGTTATAGTCAATTTTTTTGTCGCAACATCGAAATGAACTTGTATAAAACTACCAAACAATTTGCCTACAAGTTCTTGATATGATGCAAAAGCGTAATAGGTTGCCAGTCCACCTGTGGCTCCTGCTCTAAGTAGATAGGTATTGGTGTACGCCAAATTGAATGGTTCAAATAGTGTGCCACCTTGGCCGCCCTCTGTTCTTGATCCTACGGTCCTTCTGTGTAGACTTCTCACATTGATGATTTCATCTGGCAAGATGTATGTGTTTTGATTTTCCTTCAATTCCAAAAACGCATAGGATTCCTCAACAGCATTAGACGATCTCTGTCTAAATTTGTTGATTGCACGTTCTAGTGCCGTTTGATAGTGTTTTGGGTCTAATTCAACGTCAATCATCCCATCACCTAGATTATTTTTTACGTAATCGAATATCTCTTGCTGACCTGTTTGTAGTTCTGACATACTCATATTTATAGACTTTGGCTAGGCAATAAATATGTGTGATATGCCAAGATTATCCATTTTTAAGCCTGAAAAAGGCAATGACTACAAATTCTTCGATCGAAACATAAAGGAGATGTTCACGGTTGGAGGCACAGATCTTCACCTACACAAATACCTTGGCCCACACAATCAGGGAGATACCAACAAAGACGGAGCCGCCTCGCCAACTCAGCCTAGTTACGCGGACAGCGAAGTAAATGAAACAACAATTCAGGATCTATTATTTTTAGAAAACAGAGACAGGAAATATTCATCTGATGTCTACACGGTACGAGGCATCTACAATGTGCAGGACGCAGACTTTAATCTATCACAGTTTGGAATGTTTTTACAGAATGACACACTGTTTTTGACAGTGCATCTCAACGACATAGTAGAGAGGATTGGCAGAAAACCAATGGCGGGTGATGTGTTAGAATTTCCCCACATGAAAGATGATTTCTCACTAGATGAAAGTATTCCTATCGCACTCAAAAGATATTATGTTATAGAAGATGTAAACAGGGCGGCTGAAGGATTTTCGGCTACTTGGTGGCCACATTTATTGAGACTTAAATTAAAAAGCCTTGTTGATTCTCAGGAATTCAGAGATATACTTGGAGATGCCACTACGACAGGCTCAATGGCAAGTTACATGAGCACGTTCAATAGAGAAAAAACTATTAATGATCAAGTGGTTGCTCAGGCAGAAGCAGATGCTCCAAAATCTGGATTCAATTACAAACAATATTATGTTGCACCCATAGATGAAAGAGGCAACATTAGAACTGACAATGTTAACACCGAAGAACAGAGAGCAAGTAGTGATGCAACTGTGAATGCAACAATAGATACGCCTGCAAGTTCACATTATGGTTTTTACCTTGATGGTGATGGTGTTGCTCCTAACGGAAATCCTGCTGGATTTGGAATATCGTTTCCAACTACGGGCGTTGATCAAGGAGATTACTTTTTAAGGACAGATTTCCTACCTAATAGACTGTTTAGATACGACGGTAACAGATGGGTCAAAATTGAAGACTCCGTTAGAATTACGATGACGAATAATGATTCCAGAGCTAATTATAAGACAGGTTTTGTAAACAACACAACAGAATCTACAATAAATGGTTTGACTGTGAAACAGAGACAAGCACTGTCAGACGCTCTTAAACCAAAGGCTGACAACTAATGCTACATTTTTACGAAGGACAGGTTAGAAAATTCTTAACACAATTTATTAGAATCCTAAGTAATTTTTCTGTGGAGACAGGTAAAGCAAAAGATGGACAGATTAATCTACGGGCGGTGCCTGTTGTGTATGGAGATCCAACTAGGCAAGTGGCAAATATAATTAGGAACAACAGTGAAAACGCATTGAATTACGCACCAAAAATTGCCTGTTACGTGAGAGAATTAAACTACGATAGGGAAAGAATGCAGAATCCATACCATGTTGAGAAACAACATTTGAGAGAAAGGGATCTAGACAGCGACGGCAATTACACAAATCAATTAGGGGCAGGCTTCACAGTCGAAAAGGTCATGCCATCACCTTTCCGATTAGAAGTGACTGCAGATATATTCTCTTCAAATACGGATCAAAAATTACAAATACTAGAACAAATATTATACCTTTTCAATCCTGATTTTGAAATACAAAAGACAGACAACTACATCGATTGGACAAGTTTAAGTTATGTCGAACTTACAGGTATAACATTCAGCTCACGTACTATTCCGGTTGGCGCTGATTCTGAAATTGATGTAGCCTCTATGACATTTAGTATGCCAATATGGCTATCACCGCCGGTTAAAGTTAAAAAATTAGGCGTTGTACAAAAGATTATAATGAGCATATACAATGACGATGGTGGTATTGCAAAAGGATTGATTGACGGCGAACTTGCTTCAAGAAGTTTTATCACACCAAACAATTTTGCCTTGTTAGTTACGGGCAATCAGTTGCGACTGCTGGGAAGCACAGGCACAAGTGTAACAAGTGGAGGTGATGGATTTGCCACAGGTGCTAGAGATCCTGGATTAGCAGATCCTTTCGAAACGTTTGGACCTGCAGTGAATTGGAAAGTGCTGTTAGATCAGTATGGAAAAGTTACAAACGGAACATCACAGATAAGACTCACACAAGAAAACGGCAATGAAGTGGTTGGAACTATAGCCACAACCACTCTTGATGATACAATTCTTCTTTACACCATAGATAGTGATACCATACCTGCAAACACTTTGACAGCGGTTAGTAAGATAGTCAATCCGCTGACTTTCGATCCAGGTGATACACCAACCAATGGCACTAGATATCTTATCACAGAAGATATTGGTAAACTTAGATTCGATGAAAGATCAGCAGACGACACAGATGAAGTTGCATCAGACACCGACAACACAGCAGACAGGGGTTGGTTCTTTAGTCAAAAATGGAAGCATAGACCTGCCAGTAAGAACGACATAATACAATATGATGCGATTAATGATGAATGGGACGTAGTTTGGGACGCTAGTGATCCTGATTCGACCATAGCATACGTTACTAACCTACATACCGGCATACAATACAAGTTTAATAACGGTGTTTGGGTCAAGAGCTACGAAGGAATATATCGACAAGGAAACTGGAGCATAGTATTAGATGGTGGATTCACCACAGGATATGATGCAAGTACAGACGCAACTACCCCTTGATAAAACAGCGGTTCAGTGTTATAATAAAGCATGAAATCTAAAGTATCTAGAAGTCTAACCAAGACTATCACTTGGAGAATATTGGCCACAAGTGATACTTTTCTTATTGCGTGGCTTATTACTGGCAAATGGAGTTGGGCTGGTGCAATAGCAGGCATAGAAGTGATTACAAAAATGTTTCTTTACTACGGCCATGAAAGAGTATGGGACAAAATAAAGTGGGGGCGTGAACCATTAGAGCTACCGACTGAAATATTTCCGTCAGAAGATTGGAAAATTAAAAGGCTAAAAAATTTTTTAAACAAGAAACATAAAAGATTGGCTAAATTATTATAATGAAAGATAATATAGTTTGTTCGGGTGCTCTGTTCTACGCAACCAGCACTAAACGTTTCCTGTTCCTACAAAGGACTGACAAGAAGACACAAGGAATGTGGGGATTGGTCGGCGGAAAAAGTAAATTCACAGAAAGTGCTTTTGAAGGACTAAAGCGTGAGATTGAAGAAGAAACAGGCGGATTGCCAAAATTTAAAAAAGTAATTCCACTTGAAATGTTCACATCTAATGACCAAAAGTTTTTCTTTCACACGTATCTCGTAGCAATTGAATCAGAATTTATACCAAAACTTAATGAAGAACATTCAGGATATTGTTGGACCGCGTTTGAATGTTGGCCAAAAAATCTACATATGGGTCTAAAAAATACTTTGAATAACAAAAGTATTAAAGGAAAACTACAAACTATTCTTGATCTTATTGTCTAAAAAAAAAGGCGATCCGAAGACCGCCTTTTAATTCTACTAAAAAGTATAGGTATTTACTAGTGGCTGACTCTAACCGCCGCTAATATTGAACCTTGTCCAAGATCTGATTTGTTTTCCAAAGCTCTACCAATCACGTTGAATGCTGTGCATTCCGCTTTAGTAGCCGCTTTCGCGTATCCTGGAACTGATGCAGATATTAGTCTGTCACCTTTGTTCACTGTTCCTATCACTTTAACGTTTACCCTACCTGTCATTGCGATGTAAGGGTGAGTTTCATCGTTACCTGCACCACCGTTCATCATGAATGCCGCTTGATCTGTGCTAGAAACAACACCAAACACTTCGTCTGATCCTTCTTCGTTGACCTTGCAGATCTCTTCCGCGCCACCTAGTGCTACAACCGTTCCTGGAGCCATTGCTTCGTCTGATGCAAAACGCTCCGCGACGTCAGAATACTGAGCCGCTGTTGCTGTTCCTTCTAGGTTCGCTAATAGCGTTCCTGTTGATACAGTGATACCACCGGATTTGTCAGACGCTGTTTGAGTTGTTAAACCCATTGCGAATTTGTCTGCTGACTCGTCAAAGATGATAGCCGCGTTGTTACCTGTTGAACCCCTCTCAATGATGATACCTGCGT